TTTCCAACATAATAAAAATATTATTATCCCATTTCTTTGTGGGCTTAATCTCTTTTTTCTTACCTAAAATTTTTGTTTTAACCATTCTCTAAATCCTTTCCCCTCATGTTTCTTATCTCGATACTGTTCTGATAGGTAAGATTCATCAGAATAATTTCGCAACCTAGCAAGAACATCTTCTTTATAAAATCCTCTGTTGTATGCGTCATCGCCAAATGCTATCTCGTAAACTTCTTTGATAAATTCTAACATCTCAGGAGCAGTTCTAAACTCTCCAAGTATCTCGGCTCTTTTCTCTATTGTTTTCCTACCCTCTAAATCTAGTGGGTGATGTTCGTATTTCATGTCTTTTCTCCTATGTTGTAACTAGCGAGAGAGAGCTATTTTTTAGAATCAATTTAATGGCTTTTCCATAGAGTCTGATCAGTTCCTACAGTTACAAACGCCCACTCTCTCTCTATCTGGCTTTATAGGATTGGCTCGCAACTGATTTTCCCTATACTTTAACTACACTTAAACTAGTATTGCCATTGTGCAGACCATATTCTTACATGCGAGAGAGAGCTATTGTTTTGGACACGATTTAATGGCTTTCCTCTTTCCACCTAGTAATTAATTAGGTTTCCCTACCAACTCTCTCTCTGCCCTAAAAGCTACTGGGTTTTGCAATATTACCGATATTGACCATTCGCTTTTAGTATATCTGTGATGTAGGCATTGATAGGATATCTTTTTGGGAATATTTTAATGGGGTTTCTCCCTGTTTTAAGACTTTCTAGCCACAGACTTTCACTGCCTTTCCCAACCTACATCACTCTCTTTGCCAGTTTGTGTGGGGAAGGAAAAAAGGGTGGTAAAAATAACTAAAATCCACCCTGTAAAAAACCACACTTTACTAGCTAAGAAACTCAATCTTTTTTCTCCTCTAAAAGCATTTTTAATTTTTCTAATCTTTTATCTGTTTCTGCGTAATCAATATTTATTTTTAAATATAATTTAGATACTTCATCTGATAAAGATTTAATATCTTTTGTTAACTTATTTATATCTAAAATTGTTTTTAAAAAAGTAATCATGTTTATCCTTTTAAATTAGCCATTTATTAATGTCAAATCTTTTTTTAATTTTTTTTATTTGACTATAACAGTATTCAAATTAAAATATATAATACTCCCTAATATTATTATGTTTTCTTTTAACCTAAAGGTTATTTTATATTAAGGATATTTTTATGTCAAGGAGGGAATATGAAAATAAATTTTACTAAACTAGTTATGTTAATACTGACAATTCAAGTAACAGTTTTGACAGTTGTAGCTCAAATGTTTAACTGACAAAAATGTTTACTGACAAGAGGTGACAAATGGCTGACAAAAGTAAATGAAAAGTTATACTGCTTAATCTGACATTTGCGATTTATTGTTTATGGGTTGACACTGACATTCAGTTAGTCCATACTAGGACAAACAAGCGAATGAAGATTCGATTGCAGATAACTTCGGAGTTAGAAAATGATTACTGATGTCATACTACAGTTAGCCCCACCGCCTAGTCAGGAGGGAACAGCATTACGATATGACTGCCCTTTCTGTGATCATAAAAAAACTCTCTCTATCAGAAACAACAATGGAACTATCCTGTATCACTGTTTCTCTGCGTCTTGTGATGTAAGAGGAAAAGTGTCTGACAGGAAAGAGCTGACATTCAGCAAACCTAAAACACTTGCTGACAAACCTGTTCCCCTTGACTCACGCAGTTTTGTGCCCCTAAGTAGAAACTGCAAGGCACTCGACATGGTGGTCAAGCGGAACAGTTATGAAGCTTATCGAAAAGGTATTGCTGACATTCAGTACGATGTTAGGCAAGACAGGGTAGTGTTTATGGTAAAGAAAGATGACAAGGTCGTTGACGCTGTGGGTAGGAAATTATCTGACGCTGACAAAAGACCTAAGTGGTTTCGATACGCAAGGAGCAAACATCCATTCGTTTGCGATGCACAGACTGACAGTGACAAGGCTGTTTTGGTTGAAGATTGTTTTTCTGCATGCGCTGTTTCTCAAGCCCACACTGGGATAGCACTGATGGGAACAAATCTTCCAAATGACTACTTGACAACCCTCAAAAATTACAGTAAAATAATAGTAGCATTGGACAGGGATGCTTCAAAAAAAGCTGTTGAACTAACTAAACACATTAGATTAGTGGTGCCAGCTTCTTTGACTTTTTTGGAGAAGGATATTAAAAATATGGACAAGGAAAGTATAAGGGAGATACAATGACAGCAAAACCACATACAGCACCTACAAAAAAATTTGATAGACAACTGTTTAATGCAAATGATCCTCAGACAAGAGAGTCAGCAAAAAAATTATTACCACCAAAATTAAAAGAAATACTAGGACTAGATGAAGAGCCTGTCCTGGAAGATAATCCAAAGGCGTATGGTATTGATCTTATCTGTGAGAAGCACAACCTCAGTGTTGAGGTAGAGACAAAACATGGCTGGGGTTCAGGTAAGTTTCAGTGGGGCGACATGCACATACCTAGAAGAAAATTTAGATACACTAAAGTTGATGGTGAAGTTTTCTTTGTAGTGTTTAACACTGACAGAACACAAGCTGGTATAATGACAAAAGACTCTGTTAAAAAAGAAAGAGTAGTTAATAAATTCAATAGGTTATCGAGGTTGCATGAGGATTATATCTCGGTTCCTGTTTCGGAGATTATATGGGTGTAGCATGCAAAACCAATTACCAACAGATTATCAAAATTTTATTCACAAGTCTCGTTACGCTAGGTGGCGAGAAGAAGATTCAAGAAGAGAAACTTGGACAGAGACAGTTACAAGATACTTTGACTACCTAGAAGAACATTTAAGAAACCAGCATGGTTATCAGATTTCAACTGACCTAAAAAACAGATTAGAAGATAGGGTTATCAATCTTGAAATTATGCCTTCTATGAGAGCATTGATGACAGCAGGACTTGCACTAGATAGATGTAATGTAGCAGGCTACAACTGTTCCTACCTACCAGTCGATAGTCAAAGATCGTTTGACGAGTGTCTTTACATCTTGATGTGCGGAACTGGTGTAGGTTTTTCTGTAGAGAAAAAATACACTGACAATCTTCCCAAGGTAGCAGAAACACTTAGCCCTTCAGAAACTAAGGTGATAGTGTCTGACTCGAAAGAGGGTTGGGCTAGAGGCTACAAAGAACTTATATCTTTATTATACACTGGACAGATACCCCAGTGGGATTTGTCTCGCCTACGCCCTGCAGGTGCTAGGTTGAAAACATTTGGCGGTAGATCATCTGGTCCAGACCCACTTGATGATTTGTTTAAGTTTACAGTAGAAATCTTTAAAAAATCTGCAGGTAGGCGTTTAAAGCCTATAGAGTGCCATGACATCATGTGCAAGATAGGATCAGTGGTAGTGGTAGGGGGAGTCAGAAGATCGGCTCTAATAAGCTTATCTGACCTTGATGACCAAGAGATGGCTTTAGCTAAGTCTGGTGAGTGGTGGAATGACGAAGGGCAGAGAGCATTAGCAAACAACTCTGTGTGTTACAAAAATACACCACCTATAGGTATTTTTATGAAAGAGTGGTTAAATCTCTACAACTCCAAGTCAGGAGAAAGAGGGATATTTAGTCGAGATGCTTCTGTTAGACAGGCAAAAAAGAATGGCAGAAGAAAGACGAAATATGATTTCGGAACTAACCCTTGTAGTGAAATAATATTACGACCATATCAATTCTGCAACCTAACAGAAGTAGTGGTCAGAGAGACGGATAGCATAAAAAGCCTAGAGAGCAAAGTATCAGATGCTACCATACTAGGAACATTCCAATCTACTTTGACGAACTTTAAATACTTACGCAAGGTTTGGCAAAACAATACAGAAGAAGAAAGATTGTTGGGTGTATCTCTTACAGGTATACTAGATAATCCTAAGTTAGGAAAAGCAGATGACCTGAAGAGGTTACGACAAGTAGCTGTAGATACTAACTTAGGATTGTCAGACAGATTAGGTATACCTCAATCAACATCTATCACTTGCGTTAAACCATCAGGCACAGTTTCCCAGCTAGTAGATTCTGCGTCAGGTATACATGCAAGACATTCAGCTTATTACATAAGGACTGTAAGAGGAGATAAAAAAGACCCTTTAAC